CTTCACATCGAAGCCGTCATTCTCTGCCTTGAGACTCGCCACTACAATCTCCAGTTCCGCGGCTTCCTTGGTAGCTTCCGCGAGCTGAGTGGATTTCTCCGGCTCTGACTCACTTATAGCAGCCTCGAGAAGTGCCTGGAGAGCAGCGAGCGCCGCCTGGACTTTCGCCAGGTTTGTGGCGCTCAAGACACGCCCTGCCTTTTCTTTCCCCGGGCCGGGGCGCTCAGCCCTTCTCATCTCACCTCCACATTCCGGACATTTGATATCGCTGCAGTGTTTCTCAGATATAAGTTCGTGCCCACATTCGACACATTCGCAGTTAAAAGTTTCGGCCTTATTCCATGGGGCGATTATCTCCTCGTCGTCAAATTCCTTCTGCATCTTGGTATAATATTTCTCGACGTGGGTCTTAACCTTTGCCATGTCGGCCTCGGGAATCTGGACGCCTCCCCGGGCGCCCATTATCACAGCGGCCACGGCGAAGATCCCCCGCGGGATAGCGGTAAGCTTACTGCCGGCGACATCGGCGAAGCCCAGCTTATAACTGCCGAACAGCTCGGGGCTCTCCTCGTCGTACCAGTAGAAGGCCTGGCGGTACTTATTCCAGTTTATATTGTCTTCCCCACCGGCCCAGGCTCTGACCCTTTTCTCCGCAGCACTGGCATCCCACTCATCCTCACGGTCCGCCAGGGGTAAATCGGCGAAGGTCGTTGCCTTCTTGACACTCAGCACGATCGCCTCCGGGTTGGCGGCAAAGGTTACCGGCGATACGTCCCAGAGCCTGACCTCCTGGAGGTGGCGGATGCCATCCTGCCACGAGTCCTTCAACGTATCGTAGCCGATGGACATCTCGGTGATGACGCCGTCCTTCATAAGGCTCAGGACTTCCTTAGCGCGCTGGACACCGAGGCTCAGCTTGCCCTTCACGAGCAGGCCTTTGTCATCCTCCAGCAGCTCGTCGGGCTTGCCTATCGTCTCAAGTGTATTGTGATTCCAGAGGATTTTTACCCGATTCCCCGCTTCCTTGAGGGTCTTGGCGAACGCGCCGGGCTCGATAATATCGCCGTATGAGTCGGGCTTTTTCGAGAAGGTAGCTGCGTAGCCCGTGAAAACCCCTGTCTCCTCGTCGACTTCCTTAATTTCAAAGCTTACTGTCTTGTGTTCCGGTTTCATTTTGACCTCCCTTTTCAGTTAACCGTTGCCTGTTACCATGCCAATCAGGCTGCTCACTATATACCAGAGGACGCCGGCGCCGATAACCCCGGCCGCCCACCAGAAGGGCCTTGAGATACTGTGCATCCTGTTGCTCACCAGCTTATACAATAGGCCGAATGCCGCCAGCGTTACGGCTTTCTCGTCGGCCCCCTTCCAGCCTTTGTTGGCGACTTCCTCGGCAGCCTCGTCTATCATCTTCTCAAATAAGCCATTTTGCATTGCGCTATCTCCCTGTTAAATTATCTGGTCCCGAAGCTCTCCACACATCGGCAGTTGATGTCAAGCTCACCCGGGTACATCGAGCCATCAGAATAAGGTTCATTGAAATCCACAGTTTCACCATCAAGAGCAGCATGGGAATCACGGACCCTATCATCGCGTGAAGTGACCCAGGTGTGAGTTTTCACTACTCCCGACTGTCTGGCAGCTTCCCTCTGCCCGAAGCCGGCAGCATGAGATGTCTCCGTGCGGGCTACGCGCATGGCCTTGTAGGGTGACCGGTCTGAATAGAACTGCCGCATATTACGGCCGATTTGCACGGTGCTCAAGCCCTCTTCCTGCCCAGCTACCAGGACGGCTCTCATCTCGGCCTTATCAGTATCCAGGATGCTCTTCACGTCGGCGGCGCCGTTCTTCTTCATCCAGGCCATGGCAGCCAGGCTCATCGGGTCGAACACCCATTTCGCCTCGCTCCCCCCGGAGGACTTGCCGCCGAAATCCTCAGCGATTACAGCCCCGAAGTCCTCGATAAGAGCGCCCAGGATAGCGGTCATCATCTTCTCCCACTCCGGCGCCATGCCGTCGATGGCCCCGTTGATAACCTTCTCCAGGTCGGCCTGGGCCTTAATGCCCTTCAGCGCCTTCTCTATCGCCTTGGCCTCAGCCTCATAAAGCGGGACGACCTTCCCGCTAACCACTCCCCACCAGGCGACGCGCCGGCGGTCTATTCTCTTCCACTGAGCGGCCTTGGCCTCTTCTGTCTCCAGGTCGGCGGCCTTGACTCCTGCCTTCGTAGGAGCCCCGGCCGGCAGGAGGGTCAGGGGCAGGTAGCTCAGGTCCCAGCCTCGGAATTCGTTGAAGCCCATCTCCAGCCTCTCGTTTATCTGGTCGAAAGGGACCCCCATCGCCCACAAGTTCTTGGCCTGCTCCACCTTCTTGGTAAAGTCTTCACGGAGGGCGGCCACCTTGGAGGTGTCATACGAAATCGTTATATCCCCGTACATCGGGGCCAGCCTTAGATTGAGCGTTGACTTTATATCGTCGAGCAGGGGTATAACCACATCCTCATAGAGAGCCTTGCGAGCCTCCATCATATTGTTATAGGACGATTGTTCTAAATCTCCGAGGAATATCGGGCTTATCCCGAACGCCCCGGCTATGTCTCGCTTGTTGTGGAGCCGGGAGGCGATATAGTCCATCTCGATAGCGGTCAGGGACATCTGGTTCCACTTGGCCCCGGCGCCCAGCACCCATGGCTCGCGCCTTCTGCTCTTGGCCAGGAAGTATTCCTTTATCTGCCGGCGTGCCTCCTCGAACTGCTCCTGCGTGAGCGGAGTCTCATGCGTGAAGACCCCGTCGGTAACACCTCTATTCTGCATAGAAATCTTCTGGGTATCCTGGGCCTCGTTATCGGTATCGATGGTCCTCGCCGCCGCCTGCAGCGGCCCCATGCCCCAGTACGGATTGCCCGGGTCGACCATCATAAAATGTATGAACTGGCTCTGAGGCACAACCCGCTGGCTCCCGTCGGCACTGGTTACCTGCCAGCCCTTCAGCCATACCCCTGGTACATCGGACGGGATAGGCTTGACCAGGTCGGGCATCACCGTCCAGATCTCTTTGACCTGCTTTCCCACGATAATCGGCTGCCAAAGCGCATTCCCCGTCAGCTCGAGGTGGGCGATCAGGAACTCTATCAGGTCCTGCCCCGCGAACTCCGGGTTGGGCTTCTGCAGCACCCTGGCCAGGGGATGGCCCTCCATCTTCTCACCTTTGCTGTCCATGATGACCCAGGGAACGGCCGAGGAAGCCTGGATAATCGTCCTCACGGCGCGGTAGACATAGACGCTGATTTTATAGCCCTCGCGGGTTGCCTTCCTCACCGTCATATCGGTATAGACCGGGACGCCGGCATACTGCAGGGAGAGAACCTGGAAGGGATTCAAGGCCGCGGTGTTGACTGCCTTCTCTCCGTTTTTCTTCGGGAGAAGGGCTATGGCTATCCTGCTTCTAAGCTCATTTAACATCAAGCCGCTACTCCTATCATAAATTCTTTCGGGGGCTTGGATTCTTCAATCATCAGCTCGGTAAGGGCCCAGACCAGCGCATCGAGCCTATCGGGAGAAGTACCACCCGGGACCCACTCGCAAAGCTGGTCTTCCAGCTCAGCAAAGAAGCCGACGTGGTGGACTCGCCCCTGCTCATAGAGGGCGCTCACCGGCTCCGCCCGGACCGCCTTACCGCGGCTGGCATGGACGGCTTTATAGGACGCGTTCTTGTCAACCGTCCTGACCGTGTGCTCCACCATGTCCCCGCCGTTATTGACCTCGCCGACTATCCGGTCGGCCTTGTGCTTGTAGTATCCGGTTACTGCGGCGGTCGCCCAGCCGCTGGGGGAAGACCTTATCGTTAAATCATCCAGGATATAGCCGTGGAGCTGCCCATTAAACATCGCAATGCCGGCCACGATAATGCCCGTCTCCGCCGACTCCGGATTATCCGAAGCCGCCGGGTCTATGGCCACCACGACCCTGGTCAGGTCCGGGTGCTGCCTGACCCTCAGCTCGTCTATCCTGTCTCGCTTCCAGAGGGCATCGGGGTTATCGTCCAGCACCTCCCCGTCCAGCTCCTGCCGGCCGAGCCGTGTCCCCTGATACTTCTCGACGATGTACTTCAGGAAAGACGGCGCCAGGTTGGCCTTGTTATCCATCGTGTGCCCCCGGGTAATGGCCGTCTTCGGGTCTTTGAGCAGTGTCTTAATCAGCTTGATGGGCCTGGGGGTAGTGGCCACCACTGCCTGGGGGTTGGAACCGATCCGCAGGCCGAACATCAGGTTATCCCAGGTATCCTGCGGGTATTTATACTTGGAGATTTCGTCCACGAGAGCCTTGGCGTGCTGCGGGCCGCGCAGCTGATCCGGTTCATCCCCGGAGTAGATGATGCCCAGCACCCCGTTCGGCCAGATCAAACGGCGCTTCGAAGGCTCATACTCCGGATAAAACCAGGGCGGGCTTATCTTCAGGATTGCGCTGTCCCCGACCTCAATGAGGGTATCACGGACATCGGCCTTGGTCTGGCCTATCAGGGCTATGGGATTGTGGCCGGCCCTAGCCCATTTGATGACCATCTCGTTGCCGGTGCGCGTCTTCCCGAAGCCCCGGCCGCTGAGGATAAGCCAGATGTACCAGGCCCAGGCCAATGGCAGTTGCTCCGGTCGAGCCCAGGCCTCCCAGTCAAATAGGAGAGCCTCAGCCTCCTGCTGTGTCAGCCGGTTTATCGCCCTCTGCCTTTCCTTCTCCGGCAGTAAAGCGATTGAGTGCATCAAGGAGTTTTCCTTTGGCATCTATCTCCGCCTCTATCGGTTTACCGTCCTTGCCGGTAACCTCGTGCTTCTCTTTCTTGCCCCACCGGTCAAAATACTGCCGCTCCAGGTGGGTCATATCGGCCTGCCACTCCGGGCGGGCGAAGTGTTCCTCCACCGTCTCAGTCCCGTCCTTCCGGGTAAAGGTGACCCGCTTGATGAGCGCTCCGCCCCGGCCAGCTGCCCGGATGCGCTGGACACGCTCTATTTCAGCCTCGGCCCTCGCCGTCTCCACCGCCAGGTAAAACTCACGATAATCCCCGCTCTTAGACTTCTCGCCGGTTTTCAGCCAGTTGTAAGCCGTCTTCGGGGTAATGCCGCATTTCTTACAGGCCGTCTCGAAGTAATTACCGCCCCGGAGAAGCCTGACCAGTTCCCTTCGGAGCACCGGGGTTAATTTAGTATTTCGTCCTGCCATGATTATTTCTCAAAAAATAATGGGAATAAGTAAGGGGCAGAGAGGAGTGTCACCTTAAAGCTCTCCCCAGCTGCCCCAAATAAAATAAGCCCCGGTTGTAACCGGAGCCATGTCGAGGGCGTGCTTGTCCCTCAATATTATAGTGTAATTCATCGTGAGGATGCTTGTCAAGGGCTAAAAACTACAGTAAAAGGTGTAAAAACCACTCGTTCAAGCCGGCTCGGTGGCCCCCCGGCCTTGCCCTTCGTAAGGGTTATAGTTCGGTATAACTCTTGTCACTTCACATCACCTCCTTCTCTGCTCATATACCTTTTTCCGCCTCCACCCGCAGCAATAACTCAGTGCCCGGTCTATCCGCCTCACAACCGTATAGGTGTCTATATGCCAGTGCCGGGCTATACTTCCTTCATCTTCACCGTAGACATACTCCATCTTGCACATGGCGCCGTCCTGGCCGGCATTCTCCAGCCGGATTTCAATTTCTGCTGCTATCAATGCAGGTTTTACAAAACTAGCTTCTGTTTTAGTTCCCTTCGACTTAAATGCCCAGTCTTGATAACCACTCCCAGTCGGCTCTCTAGGCCACTCACCATTTTTCAATGTCGATAAGTTGGCCAATGCCCACTTTACTTGCTCAAGCGTGAAGGTGAATTCCTTATATGAATACTCTACTTGAGACACCTTTGCATCCTGTTGCTATTTAGGTTCATATATGCTATACTTACAATATGTGGACGAAAGAACAAAGCAGGAAATGGAAACAGGAACACCAACATCCCTGTTTGGATTGCGGACAGCCATGCTCTCAAGAGGCCAAACGCTGTATAAATTGTGAGCACAAACACAGACAAAGGCCGATAGCACGATTTTGCCCTGACTGTGGCAAACCTATCAATCAACAGCAAAATGGGAAATATGATTCTAGGAAAGCAGCAAAGAGATGCCGGTCTTGTGCCTCGAAGCATAATTGGGAAACAGGAAACATCAGAGCAATCCACGCCGCTTTGAAAGCTGAAAGGGATAAAGGAAGAATCGGCAAAAGATATAAGTCTACAGGCGGATATATATTTGTCTTCATACCTGACCATCCCAGAGCAAATAGGCATGGCCTCGTTCTGGAACATATTTGGGTCTGGGAACAGGCGAATAAAAAACCTCTGCCCCCAGGATGGATAATCCATCACCTGAACGGAATTAAAGATGATAACCGCCCCCGAAACTTGGAAGGGTTGCCGAATAAAAAACACTATCTTGTGCTTCAGGCTAAGGCCAAACGTATACAAGAGCTTGAAGCCCAACTTAATGGACAATCGCAGCTCTTCTAATGCCCACCAGAGGTCATTCACCTTTAAGCACCCTCTGGATACTTCTTCTGCA